TTTTGATGCCGCTGCCAAAGATACCGGACACGGCCCCAAAGGCACCCTGCAGCCCGCCGCCGGCATAGGCCTCGTTGATGGCAGCCAGCGCTTTCTTGGCCCAGGCAGAAACGGTATCACGCTGGCTCTGGTTCACCTGGCCCCAGATGAGCTTGGTCACCGTCTCGGCAATGCCGGCCCAATCCTTGTTCTTGACGGCGGAAATGCCGTCCTTGATGATGCCAAAGATGCCGCTGCTCAGCTCGCTCTTGGCCCCGGACAGGGCCTCGTCAATGCGCTTCTGGGTGGCAGTGACGGAGGTGTCGATCTGCTGGGCGGATTCCTCCACCTTGTCCTGCACGCCGTCCACATAGGTGATGATCTTCTCGTAGGTCTCGCGGCCGCTGGCACCGATGCGCTCCCCGGCCTCGGTGACGGTCTGCTCCACATGGCGGGACCCGTCGGCATAGATCTTGGTCACCTCGGCAGTGGTGACGGTGGCCCCGTCCTTGTAGCTGGTGGCCGTTTTCTTGGCCGTGTCGGTCAGCACCTTGGACATGTCGGCGTAGGACTTCGTCACCTTCTGGGTCACGCCGTCCACCTTGGTGGTCACCAGGGTGTATTCCCGCTCGACGCCGTTGACCATCTCCTTGCCGGATTCGGTCACCTTCTCGGTCAAGCGGTCAAATTCCTTGCCGGTGCTGTCACGGATGTGCTCGTTGACCGCTTCCACCGTGGTCTCCACCTGCCCAAGGGCATTCTGGGAGTATTTGGTGTAGTTGTCGGTGGTGGAGCGCAGGACCGTCTCGGTGGCCTTTTTGCTGGTTTTCTTGGTGCCGGAACTACCGGAGGACGGGATGTCACTGACGATGACCCCGCCGCCGGTCAGATCGGCCAGCTCTTTCTCCGTCTGCGCCTGCTGCACCCGGCTGTCGTGCAGCTGTTGGCGGCGCTGGCGGTCGGCATCCGTGACAGTGCTCTTGGACTGGGATGCTTTCCAGCCCTCGTAGGTGTCAAAAGTAGAATAGCCGTCCTTGTTCAGGGCCTTGTTGAGCTTGAAACTCAGCCGATCCAGCCAGCCGATGACTGTGGACAGGGCATTTTGCGCCGTGTTTGCCACCGCGGTGAGCGCGGAATTCACGCCGGTGCGGAACGTCTCGCTGGACGCATAGGCCGTGCCAAAAGCCCCGGCCAGAGCACCCAGCAGGGTGACCACGATGCCGATGGGGTTGGCGTTCATGACAGCGTTCAAAGCTGCCTGTGCCCCGGCTGCCACGGTGGCTGTGGTCTTATAGGTGACAAACGCCCCGCCGATGCTGCCCAGCAGCGGCAGCAGGACGTTTGCATTGTCGATGCAGCCCTGCACGACGCCAACGAGGATGGACAGTTCCGGGGTGGTCTCCCGCACAGCGTCCAGCAGGCCGTCGATGCCGTTTGCCTCAAAGCCTGCTTTGCAGGCAATGGCCAGATCGTTGCACTTGGTTACCGCCTCGCCAAAGGCAGTGGTCAGATCTTCCATGACCACGCCCGCCAGCTGGGTGGCGTTGTCCTTCAGGGTGGACAACCGGCCATTGAGCGTCTGGCTCTGGGTGGCCATGCTGTCATAGTAGCGGCCACCTTCTTCGGCAGCGGCCTGCAGCGCCTGGGTCAGGACATCGTAGGTGATGGTCATGCTCTGCACGTCCTGCACGGACTTGCCCGTGTAGTCGGCCAGCACCTGATAGATGTTGATGCCCGCCATGGCGAACTGCTTGATGTCCACGCTGGTGGCTTTGCCCTGGTTGGCTACCTGCTGCAGGTTCTGGGCCATGCGTTCCAGCTCGGCAGACCCGCCGCCGGTGGCTGCCACCGCGTCGCCCAGGGCAAGGATGGTCTTGCGGCTGTACTCGGCGTTCTCACCGGCAGAAATGAGGTATTCGTTGGACTTGACCAGCGTAGCCGTGTCAAAGGGCGTGCGGGCTGCGTCTGCCTGCATGGCAGCCAAAGCAGCGTTGGCCTTTTCCGCGTCGCCCAGCAGGTTGGTGAGGGCGGTTCTGTATTTCTCGATCTCTGCGTTGTAGGACACGCCGGTGGAGATCAGGGTCTTGCCGGCGTCCACCACCTTGTCCACGCACTTGGAGATGATGTTGCCGATGGCCACCTGCCCCGCGGTAAACTGGGAGACGATTTTTTCTTTCGTTTCCTTGGCGGAGCGCTGTGTTTTCTGGCCGGCAGAATCGGCGTCCGTGCCCACTTTGTCGGAGGTCTCTTTGCTGGTCTTTCGGACCTTTGCCCCGGCGTCGGCGGCTTCCTTCTCGCCCTTCCCGGCAGCGCTCTTGACGGCAGCGGCGGCCTTTTGGGCCGCTTCTTCCGTTTCGGACACCACGCTGTCGGCGGCCTTGGCGGCGGCAGAGGCGGTTTTCTGGGCCGCCTGTTCCGCTGCCTGTTCTACCTGGTCAAGGCCCTCCTGGGCCCCGCTGGGATCGGTCACGACGCCGAAAACGACCTCGCCGTCATGTTCGCGTGCGATGGTGCATCACCTCCCGGAATGCTCTTTCTGGTATTCGGCCTGCCTGGCAAGAATGGACGCCTTGCGGTCTGCCATGGACACATAGCGCCGGGCCGTGCCGCCGGCCTCCGCAGGCAGGGCGTACACCCGGCGCAGCTTCTCGTATTGCTCCCGCATTCCCTTGGGCATGTCGGTCAGATCTTCGGTGCGATAGCTGATGATCTTGCAGATGCGGCACTCGTCCGGCAGGCTCCGGAACAGGGCCATGAAGTCCCACCAGTGCAGCTGCGCCGTGCGCAGGTCGATGCCGTAGGTCTGCAGAAAGGCCGCCCAGATCAGGGGGCCGTCTACCGCAAAATCAAAGCCCCGGGGCATTTCCCGGAACGCCTCGGCGCTGCGCCTCTCCCGCTCGGATTCTTGAGCTCCGCAGCGGTAAAAGTCCAGAAAGGCGTCGAGGTTGTCCTTTGTGAGCGGGCCATGGATGAGCACCCGCTGGGCGTAGTCCTGCAGGGCGGCTTCCTGCTCGGGTGTGTGGGCCCGGGCGGCCATGTTGTCGTAGGTGACCCACGCCCGGAAGTCCGTCTCAAAGCCCTGCGGCAGGCTGTCGGTCAGGTAGCAGTCCGGGCGGGTCATGCCTTGGCCCGGCGTGCTGCCCGGCGCTGCTCCCGGTTCATGGGGATGGGGATGGGGATGGGTGCCGGGATGGAACTCTTGGCGTCCTTCATGGCTTCCCGGTCAATGGGTTGCAGGGCCGCCATGCGTTCCAGTGCCTCCGGGTCAGCGGCAGCGTTGAAGTCCGCCAGCAGCTGCATCAGATCTTCCAGGTCATCCACGTCGATGCCCAGACGCTGGTCGTAATCGTCGCCCAGCAGGTCGGCAAAGAAGTCATCCAGGATCTCGTTGAACTTGATGAGGTATTCGTCATCTTCCTTGTCCAGCACGTTCAGCGCCGCCATGGCTGCCTTGTAGCCCTGGATGTACCGCTTGTAGTCCTTGCCTTTGGTCACCTTAAAATCGAATTTCACGTTGCGAAGAATCATAAAAAGCTCCTTTCGTTGGGCCCTGCGCCGGTGCTGCCCCGGCTTGATCTGGCTGGTTCAGGGCATAAAAAATCCCCGTCCGGGGAGGTGGACGGGGACATGCTTGTGGGAAACTCAGGTGGCGCTGTAGGTGTACTCCTTGGGCTTCTCCACACCGGAGACGGTGACAGAGATGCCGGCGTTATTGCCTGCGCCATTGGAGGCGTCGCCGTTGACGATGACGGAGGCCTTGCCGGTTTCGCCCTTGCCGGTGATCATGGAGAAATAGACATACGGCACGATCACGGCGCTGCCGGTGCCGAACATCACGGCCAGGCTGGTGACCCAATCCTGCCAGGCGTCGCCGTGGGTGCGGTCGCCGGAGATGGAGAAGGTGCGCTGTGCGCTGGTCTTGATGGTGGCATTGCCCTTGCGGATATACTGCTTGTCCTGGGTGCCGGGGTTCACGGCAGCGGAGTGCTCGGTGATGCACTCCTGGCAGACGATGTAGTCATTCACATCCTTCTGGGTGTCAGCAGTCTGGAATGCCAGCACGAAGTCGTCCGCCATTTCCAGGCCGGCATAGTCTGCACTGGGGGTGATGCCGGTCATCACTTCTTTAACGGTCATAAAATCGCTCCTTTCGGTTGATAGTAGATCAGCTGCAGCTGGATCTGGGCGCGGCAGGCCCCACCCTCGGCTTCGAGGATGTAGCCGCTGGAGGTGACAGACACCTCCCGGACGGTGCGCCCGCTGCCCAGCTGCGGGAAGTTGCGGGCCCGGTTCTGGCTGGCCACCCATTCGGTCAGGTCGTCCCAGAAGCCGGACGCTGCCGCCTGCTGGGAGATGTTGTCCGGGGTGTAGATGGTGTGGGAGGCCAAAACGTAGTTTTTCAGCCGGAGGGATCCGCTGAAATAGCGCTTGAGCTCCGGGGCACCGGGCATGTCCAAAATGGTGTATTCCTCGGCATCGCCGGTCAGGCCGCCCACCCGGAACGCCACGCCGTCCTCCTGTGCGGAGGCCACCAGCGGGCAGGTGCGCAGCCAGTCGCGCATGGCCTGAATGGCAGGGGTCATCTGGTTTCCTCCTTCATCACTGCTTTCCAGAACTGGTTCCATGAGACTTTGTTGGCGTCCTTGCTGCGCTCGGCCCAGTAGCTGCCGCGCAGGCCGGTGTCACCGTGCAGGCCCTCGCCCTGGGGGTGCAGATAATACTGAGGTCTTGCATAGGGCGTTGACCAGATGATCTCACCGGTCTCGTAGTCGGTGGCCAGCTGGGCGGAATTGTCCAGCATACCGGTGTCAAAGGGCACCAGCGGGTGGGTGTCCCGGATGATGCGCTGCATGAGCTTGCCTCGGCCCGTGACCATGGCCCGGGTCAGGTTGGCCCCCACGTCCTTGTTCCAGCGGATATGTGCCTTGCACTTACCGCTGCGGTGCTGCACTGTGAACAGGGTGCCCATGGGCGTTGTGATGGTCAGGCGTCCGCCGTGGCTCTTGTCCCAGATGGTGGCCATGCCGTCATCTCCCTTCCACATGCCAGTGCGGCAGCAGCGGTTCCCGGTTGTCCGAGATGGCCGACACGGTGCAGCACAGGTGCGTTTACTCTTCGGCGGTCAGGGTGCGCACCGCGCCCTGCACCAGCTTCCAGCCGCGTTTCAGCGTCCAGTGCTTTGCCTTTTCGGCAGCGGGCAGGGCTGCCCACTGCACATAGGGCAGGTAGCCCAGGGTGCAAACGCTGGCCGGGATGCGGATTTGGATGGTGCGCTCGGGGTCCTTGCTGGTGCCGGTGCCGGAGGTGTCCAGCTTTTCCCGCCAGCTGCAGGCCGGGAACACCCAGCACTTGGGCGTGTCGGTGTCGGCCTTGGGGTCATGGATAAGGTTTACCGCGGTAACGGTCGTGGTCATCTCATTCGATCCCCCTGTACAGCAGGCCGTGGGGGTCAGCACCGAGAGCGTTCTGCAGCACGTGCCAGGCATCAAAGCGCACGGCGGCGCTCAGGCTTGTGTTGGCCGCAAAGGTCACAGCATAGCCGTCATTGGAGACGCTCTGTGCGCCCGGTGCAGCACCCACAGCCAGCTGGGCAACCAGCAGATCCACGATCTGGGCGCAGGCATCCGCCAGCATCTGGCGGCAGCTCTCGCACACGGCGGCATGGGGTTCCGCCTTGCCAAAGGTAGCGCTGTCGATGAGGCGGGACGCCCGGCTGCACAGCACACCGAACGCCAGCTCACTCACCGTGCCGCCCGCCGCCTGGTATTCGTCATAGGTACAGTAGTTCATGGGCGGGGCCCTCCTTACGCCTCGATGCGCTTGATGTACAGGGTCTTGGGCTTGGACACCTTGATGCCGTACACCTTGCGCCCCTGCACAGCGGATGCGCCGATGTACTTGCCGGAGCCGCCCAGATCCTGCAGGTGCACGGGGGTCTGCCACTCCATCACACGGTGGCACCAGTTGGGGTGGCCGCAGATGAACTCGGTGGTAGTTTTCTTGGCGCTGACACGGGTGGTGTTCTCGAAGTCCATGTTGTTGGATTCGTACACCGCAAAGCCGGCGATCTGACCCACCGCACCGGTCTGCACCAGCTGCTGGGACAGGTCACCCTGCTTGATGAACTTGTCATCCTGCATGAGGATCTCCAGATACTCAGGGCTGACGATCATAAAGCGGCCGGTCTGGGGCACGCCGTTGCGGCTCAGGGTGCGCTTGGCGGCCAGAGCCTCTTTGTAGGCGGTGGAAGCGGTGCAGGCGGTCTTGGTGGCGCTGATGGTAGCACCGGTTGCACTCTGCAGCGCCTCGATGGACTTCTTGTCGATGGACAGGGCCATGGAGTAGGCGGCGCTGTCCAGACGCTCGGCGGTGATGCCGTCGGGCACGGATGCAGCGTCAAAGCCGTCGATGATCTCATTGACAGCCTCGTCGTTGTCGATGTCCAGATCCAGATAGGTGGTGGTGCCGGCATCGGCATCCACGCCGTTTGCCTTGTCGTATGCCTTGACGGCCACCTCGGTGTCACGCACCGGGATCTTGACCTTGCCGGCCTTGGGGCTGCCCTCGTAGCGGGTGTTGAAGATCGCACCGTCACGGGTGACCAGAGTGGCCCGCAGCTTTGCGTCTACCAGAGCGGAATACCGCTCCTGATTTGCATGTGCCATGTTGAACTCCTTTCGTTTTACAGGTTCAGTTCGGGATTCAGGGACTTAAAGGCGGCTTCCACACCATTGGATTCGTTGGCGGGCGGTGCGCCATGCTCAGCGCCGGTAGAGACCACGGCCACGCCGGCGGCACCGTCTTCACCAAAGGCCCAGGGGTTGGCCTTGGCAGCGTCGTCCAGAGCCTTGTCAATGTCGGCGCTGCGGTCCTTGGAGCCCTTCAGAGCGTCCAGATCCAGCAGGGCACGCACCGCCTTGACGCTGCGGCCCTTCTTGCCCAGGATGGCAGTGTTCAGGGCGCTGTCAAAGGCAAAGCCGTCCGCCTGGGCCTTCAGGTCGGCCTGCAGCTTGGCCAGCTCGGCCTCGTATTCCTCCGGTTTCTTCTTGCCGTCAAAGGCGGCAAGGCCGTCCTGTGCGGTCTTGAGCTGGGTCTGTGCGGCGGTCAGCTGGGTCTGCAGGGCGGTGGCGGCAGACTTCTCCCGGTTGATGTCCGCGCCGTTTTCCTGCATGAGCCAGTTCAGCTGTTCCTCGGTGATGCCGGGGATCTTGTTCTTCACATCTTCGCGTTTCATGGTGGAAACTCCTTTCGTTGGGTGTGACCACAGTTTTTTACACTGTTCGCTGTCAGTATTCGGTCTTGGGCGGGGTACGCACCGCCCGCTGCGTGGCACCGTCTGGAGGCATCGAACCTCCTGCTTCCGTGCAATATAACTTGCCTTTCCCGCTTCACTCCTGCCAAACTTCGGCACGCTTACCCGTGCACTGTCCACACGGCCGCCGGTGGCCTGCGCAAACTCGGCAAGGCTCTGGCGGGCGGCTTTCAGGCGCACAGCACTGTCGGTGGTGTCCACCCCGGCTGCCGTCTCGGCGAGATACCGTTTCTTCCACCTGCGCACATTGCGCTCTCTGGCTCGCTGCATCTGGTTGATCTCGTACCGGGTGTACAGTTTGCCGTTGTACTCGATGTTCCGGGCGTTCAGCTCTTCCAGCTGGTCGCGCGTCCATGCGGGCGGGTCGCCCAGCTCCGGAAACACGACGAAGAAGGTGTGGCGGCAGTTCCAGCCGCACAGCCCTGCGCCCCAAAATCCGGATGCATGACCCTGCCGGAAATTTGTACAGATAATTCTGGAAAAATTCAAAAAAGGCGTTGACAAGGTACGACCTTGCTGGTATAATAGTACACGTCGTCAGGAATACGACACCTCAACACCAGCTTATGGGGGATTAGCTCAGCTGGGAGAGCGCTTGCATGGCATGCAAGAGGTCAGCGGTTCGATCCCGCTATTCTCCACC